TACCTTTTAAGAGTCTTCCCAATACGTTTCATCCGCCCAAGTACCTCCATCATCCCACTCTAAACCATCTCTCCAATATGCCCTGTCATTCCATGTGTCAGTGTCAACCCACTCTGTAAACTCAATAAAAGTAGGGACGTAAGGTATGTTGTTAGTAAATAGGAAGGGTACTGTGTAATTCATGGCTATCCACCAATCATTAACCGCCCCGTCTAAAAGTATGTTACTGTGATTGTAAGAAGTCACTCCACCAGAAGTGTAAGAAATCTCACATAATATCCCTAAACCATCTGGAAAGTAACTCTCTGAGCCATTATCTATACCATACGTGAACTCGGAAAGGAGAGAAAACTCATCTTCTTCTCCTCCGTAGATCAAACTATTAACTACAATGTATTCAGAGTTGTTTGTTATAAATGGGTTACGGTTTTCGTTAGCAAGTTTAAGGACATCAAAACCAAGCTCTGATGGAATAAAGCAGTTATTAAATGGGTTTAAGTAAACAATTACATTACCACTTGTTGCTGGAGAAGCTTCCTGCATATACAGAGCTAACTTACTAGGAATGACTAAACCATTTGTGGAGAAAGAAGCGGAAACTGGGTAATGCTCCCAGATCTTTGTAGCTCCCTCTGTAGTGACACTAAGCAAGTCTAATAGTTGATTAGGTGTACCTTCTGAAGATGCTATTAACGCTCTTCTTTTTATTCTAGCCCTATAAGTTTCGTCATCGTCAAAATTTCTACTTACGGCTACATAACTTCCTACACAATCTAGTAGGTAGCCAGTGGCAGTGTTAACATTTAAGTTATCAATGATGTCAAACACTTGATCATTACTAATCTGTAACTGCGTTACATACTGTTTAATCAGCTCTGTTACAACAGGCTTCTCATAAAACTGGATTGGAAATAAACTTTTAGCGTCATCCCATAAGTTAATATTAACTGGAATCATTTTTATCCTCCAGATTAAATATTTTCAATAACGTCAATACGAGATAACGTGAATTGGCTTACCTGAGATTGGTCAATTGGGATAGTAGTGAAACCATACCCCGCCGTAGGTTCTGTATCTCCAATATCTAGAGAGTAGCCTACCTCTACTGTTACAGTGTCCACCCCTGAAATAGCTTGGTATATACCTCCAATAAATCTAGTGGGGATTACGTCTTTACCTATATCTAGTGTGTTACCATAAGTTAAAACTGCATCAGCAATAGCGGCTTCTCCATTTGTAGGGAAGCTCTCCTCATCATACTTATTATAAGTAACTCTGACAAAGATATATACGTTCTCTGGTCTACTCCACTTAATAGCTTGCTGTTCTCCAACATTATCTAGGACAACAGTGGTGATCTCTCCTGTGGTTTCAACACCAGCAGGTTTAGTGTTCCAGATCTCTTGTCCAATAACAATAGGATCTCCTCCCACCACATAAGTTTCATAACTCTTAGGAGGTCTTCCTGATGAATCTACTTCTAATGTTCTGTTCTCAATTATGTAAGCTTGTGTTACAGTATTTAACTGTAATAGTTTAGCTACGATAGCTGGTACTGTAGCATTACCTCCAAGCTGGATAGAGTTTTGATGTCTAGCCCTAAGCTCCTCATCGGTTTCTAAGTCTGTCCCATCTTCAAAAGGAAGTGGGTTTGTTGCTCTAAGGAGGGCAGGGTTATTTGTCACTATTGTGGTGATAGTGTTCTCAGGAACTACCATCTGACCTGTCTGTACTGCCTCACAAAAGGCAAACACAGCTATCTCTTCTAAACTAAACCCTTCGTCAATATCCATAGAGAGAGAGTTTAAGTCCTCATCTTCGGAGACTACTCTTAATTGTCCTGCTTCGTTAATTGCAGTAATACCTAACTGGTTAAACACCTCACTAGCAAAATAGTCTACTACGTCATTAGTGGTGTCAATATCCAACGCTGTATATGAAAACTCCAGACCGTTTAACGTAAAGGAAAATACAGAGTCTTCCTCTACTGTTCCTACAGACAACAAAGCCTCTGCAAACTCATTTAAGGTGTGGAACAATCCCGCACTACATATAAACTCTGTACCAATATTATTTGTAAAAAGAACAGCACTAGGTATTAAGCCCTCTCCATCACGCCATACCTTCAAACTACCATTAGCTGCTTGAGGAGGTCTACGTCTTAACCCAATGTAATATACCAACTCGTCTAAGTACTTACCCTCAGCAGTGAATATAGAAATATTTTGAACTAAAGCTTGTATGTTGTTTTCTACTCTAGCAACTTCGTTACTAAATATAGAATTGGTTATCCCGATAACGCTATCTGGATCTGAAGAAATTGGAGTGCCGAGGTTTGTTTCTAATCCGTTTCTTATTTGTTCTTGTATATCTCTGAAGCGTCTAACTTCATAGCCATTTGCTGTAAAGGGCATTTCAGTTCCTCAAATCATTATGGGGGTGTCTATATTTGTAGATTTGACACACTTATAATCTCCCCTTCCTCAGTGATAGCGTCTAGTCTATCTACAACATATGTTCTGTCTGCTGTTATCTGAGAAGAGAAACCTGTAATTCTACTAATGTTATAACTGTCTCTTGCTATTTCTTGTATAATGTTATCTGCTAAAGTGGTGTTAGTAACCTTACCAAATATTTCTTGAAAGTAAGGAACTCCAATAGTGTTATCTAAAAACCACTCACCTTGATACATCAACAGATTAATCTTTAATGTTTGTTTGGCTACAGAAGCTTCGCTGTTTAGGAGGGATAAGTCTCCTTGGGCGATCACTAGGTCATGATCTTCACTTAATTTTAAATCATTCATTAGAGAAGTTTCCCTATACTAGAGCCAGTTACGATAGGCCAGTTTCCTGCACTAGAACCACTACCTACATTCACTAGATCTCCTATACGTGCAATACCTTGTCCTCCTACGCCTCCAAAATCTATTTCATCGGCATCTATTGTTACTCTAGGGGCTGTCATAGTGATAGCTGTAGCAGATTCTATTTCCACATCTGGAGCTTTAACAGTAACCTTAGTGGGGGATTCAACAGCCACTTCTCCATTTTCTTTTATACGGACAAAACTATCATTATAACGGATATTAAGATCTTGCTCTGTTCCTGCCTGCACTGGGGAAGAGTTATATCTAAACACCCCAGCAATAGCATAAGCATCATTAATGTTATGTTGTCTACGAGTCTTAGGATAGTTATAATCTTTACTCTCAGAGAGCCACAGCTCAGCGTCAGAGTGTCCAAACACTAAAAGCACTGTATCCCCCTTCCTGACAGGGAAAGTGATTCCTAGCTCTCTTGTAGCTTGAAAATGAAGGGGTACTTTCTCAAGGAAAGGCTCTTTTAATGTAACACCATCTTTATCTACAAAATAGATAGCGGGGTAAACATTTACCGTACAATCTTCTGGATTATAACTGTCAACAATAGCGGGTGTACAAGTGTATAGTTGGTTTGCAAAGTCTCGTATTCTACTTTCAATACCCTCACCCATCGAATTACGCATTATCCCCTCCGGTACATTCTACTGTTGTGTTCCAATTAGCCCCTTCATAATTTAACGTATGCTTAACCGACTTTATGGGGTACTCACCTTTCTTTTCTCCTGACGTGAGGCGTAACCTTTTAGACTCATCTATTCTACCATCCAAGAGGGTTTCAACGACGATACCTATAGGCTCTGACGTAGTTGCTCCTGTTGAAGTGCCATTTTGAGCATCTTTAGCAGAAATAATCTGAGTGTCATCTAACTCTACTACACCTATCATATTTGGGTAGTATTTAGGATGGACATACAACCTATTATTAATGATCTCCCAAGTATGGTTAAACTGTGTTCCTAACTCGTCCATAGCACGTCTAAGTGGGCCTCTATATGACCACCCTTTAAGGAGCTGTATATCTTGTGGGGGAAGTGTTTGACTTATCCCTACTAGGTTGGGTGTTAAATCTGCATTAGGTGACGACAATAACATCTGATAATCTGTAACTATCTTACCTGTGGCTACGCCAGCTTTATTCCATTCTGCTGCTAAGGCTAAATAAACGTCCCTATATGTTTTACCTGCTGGAACTCTTATGTCTACCCTAGTAGTGGTTACAGGGATATATCCATCCTTACAAATAAAGGTGGTTACTATATCCTCTCCAACCTTCTCTGTAGTAAAAGACTCTACTTGTCCAGAAAATATAATGGGGAGTTCATCTTCATAACTCTCATACCCTGCTTTTAAAACCACTAAGTTGTTTTTCTTACATATCCTAGTTCTTGTATCTGAAGACAAATTATAAACTTTAATTGTCGCTTTACGTGTATCACTACCAGAAGTATCATTACTCCCCTCTATATCTGCTTCTAGTTGTAGATCGGTTATTATAGTAGAGTTTAGAGATACAGCAGTGTAATCCTCAGATGCTTCAAATAAAACTGTGGAAGGGGAGGTAGGTACTGTATTTAGTACGGTTAAAGCGTCTTGCCCAAACAGTTCTGTGCTTCTTGTTATAGTAAGTTCATATTTTCTATTATAGTTGTATTGTATCACGGATTCCTAACTCCAATTCTTCTGCGGTAGTTAAGTAAACCAACTCATATAACTTTCCTATACCTAAGTTATTTCTATTAATAGGTGTAAAGTCATTCTTAGTCCGTAAACACCAAATATTACCTCCGGTAAATACCTGATAGTAAGGGAACCTGCCGGTTAGGTTCTGATTAGGCATTACTTTGGTGTCCCCTAATATTATCTCGTCATCTACCGTATATAAACTAATGTACCAAGACAAGTCTGAGGTGTTATATTTGTATTTTATTGTGTAGGTGTTTGAGCTTATATTTATAGTTTGTGAATGCAGGGCTGAATCTGGAACTCTTATTTTTAAGGGCATTACTCATCCTCTGTATTTGGTACTATATTTATATCTTGGGATACGGAAGTGTCTCTCTCCCCTGACGTATAAACTACTGTAGCTCCCTCATCGAAACCAGCGGCCTGTAAGCCAATTTGACCTCCAGAGGTTATAACCACTCTATTAGCTCTCTCTTGATTATTAGCTCCTGAATTCGTCTCACTTTGAGTATCGTCGGCAGATCTTTGTATTTGACGAATTTCAGAAGTTTTAGCCCTACCAGAGATTCTGACTTGCTCAAAAGATAATGCAATATTATACCCTAAGCCTGTCTCTGCATTCCTAACTAAAGATACGTTAGTTATTACACAGTTATCTGCTGCTGGGAACCTAGAATCGTATCTTACTTTAAATAGTTCTTTACGGGCTTTTATTCTTCTTAAAGCCGTTATATACCCTTGTACTGGATCAGTAAACACTTCCGCCACTTTAGAGTCATTCTGATTAGACGGTTGGGTTAGTCTAGCTATATTGGTAATTACTCCAGAGAAAGTTACTGTTATGTTTTCATTTACTACATTATCTGTAATAGTTTCTCCGGTTTCTAACCTGAACTTAGTAGGTGTACTTCTTTCATCAACCTGTATGTCTGTTGTGGCAGTAAGTTCCAAAATGCCCTCAGAAGGGCTATCAATGTAAAATGTAGCCATTAACTTCCCCCCTGATATGCACCGTTAATAAGTTTTTGATTAGCTCTATCTATAGAATCTTCTACAATACCTTTAAAATACCCTTCTGTTGCTCCAGCAGGTACTTCAATAGTATTACTTTGTTGGATAATGGTGGTTTTACCTGCGCCATCTTTTCCAGCAGACTGTCTAAGTAATCCCATTAATTTACCGGGAGACAGGAATAGATCTTTTACTACGCTCTCTCCTTGCCCTGAAGTAGTGGCCCCAAGAACATTAGATATAGCTATATCTTTGCCTAATGCCAACTCTATGTTACCTACCATACCCTTGGTGGTTAATGCTACCATCTCTTCTAAAGCTGCCACGACAGCAAGCACAATAGCTAACTTCCTTGACATCATATCACCTAGACGCTTAACTGCATAAGTAATCGCTACTATACCAGCTACATAAGTGCCATGACCAGATCCAAATATTTTATCAAATTGACCTATCAACCTTCCTACAATATTTGTCACCATTCCTAATATTGGAGCTAAAAATCTTACCCCAGCAGCAATAGCTTTTAATACTGCCTTAAAGGCTTTTCCTAGTGCCTCTAACGCTGCATCATTCTCTCGTAGAACTTCTGCTAGCGTGTTAAAGAATGTTCCACCGCCCTTATCAAAACCACCTGTAAATATTTTATTCTGTGCTGTCTCAAGCTCTTTAAAGAATCGCCCTTGAGCAACCCTAGTGGTTTTCATTTTTTCTTCTAATGCACCAGCGACATTAGCCACTCGCTGCATTTCTTTAGCTACGTCTGGGAAGATTTCATGGGCAAGAAGTTGTCCTTGCTCCATCATCTTAAACATTTCTTCCTCAGATTTTCCGATTGCTCTCGCAAAAATTTGGATGGCTCCCGGAAATGATTCTGCTACGTTATATTTAACACAGTTCGTTAATCTGTGCTGACACCTTTACGTGTTCCTTGCACTTTCATGCAAGACTAGATCATATCTTCACCCCTTACGGGGGTTTCCCATTTCGAGCCACTTGGCCCTACGTCTTTCGACTGATCGTTGAACTGAGCTTATTACCTTTTATTTTTAAAAGTTATATTCGCTGACTATACGTTTATAACATTTTCTTCTTTTTATCCCATCTATTTGGTCTACCGTTAAATCTGTTGTAGACATTTTTAATATCTGAGAAATAGTATAACGTGTTTCCAACATCTCACACACCCATCGAACTGTCTTTTCAGAAAGGCTATTAGATTTTTTATTCATTTTTATTTTAGGTAGGTCTTTTAATAAGTGAGGCCAATTTTCCCCTCTTTTTATTTTTCCTATACAAGACCTAGTCACCTTATACTTTTTAGCTATATCACAAACCCTATACCCGTCTAACAAGTCTTTATATATAGTAATTACTTCTAAGTCCGATAGCTTAGTCTTACCATTATTTTGCCCTATGTTATCTTTTAACCCAGTACTGTAAGCATGTTTCATATTCTCTTGAAACGTACACCACTCTAGATTACTAAAATGGTTGTTATACTTGTCCCCGTCTTTGTGGTTTACAAATTTTAATTTTTTAGGATTATCTAGGTAGGTTATAGCAACTAATCTATGTATTAAATACTTTCTCTCTTTACCGTTCAGATCTTTAAGACCTATTCTGTAATATCTTGAAGTATCTATATGAGATTTTAATTTTTTAAGTGCTCCTCTCTTTTTAGAGAACACTTCTCCTTCTTCGGAGATATAATAGTCATTTAAAAAAGGTATTTGTTTCATACTTACTCCTTACTTAAAACTTCGGGAGGTAATAAGCTCTAGCTGCGGATTGCCTAATCTTGTCAACTTTTTACCATCAACCAGACATTACTCTGGACTAGATAATTATAACACAATTATCGGTATTGTCAAGCTCTAAAGGGATTCCCGCAATTAGGGAAATTTTCTTATCCTATATTACTATAAGATGCCAACGTAAGTTATTGTTTTCATTGGCGTTTAAGCTCCTCAGATTGGACAGTTGTTTTGTTCAGCATTTGTTGGACAGCATTAAATGATAGCTTCATACGTTCATTACTAATACCTAAAACTGTCCCTGCTTCTGCCATACTTTGAAAGAAGAAATTAACATCTTCTGTTGGTAGCTTACCTTTAGCAGCAAAAGTAAATTTAGTATATTGATCTGCTGTATCTAGCAAACTTAAACCTAACCTACTGGTTACTTTATCTAAGAATTCTACCTGTTTAGCTGCTTCTTCTTTTGATTCCATTGCAGCTAACATGGCGGAGTTCATTGCTTCAAACCCTTGACCCACCTTATTGATCGAACCTGTAGCTGCTAGTACTGTGAATAAAGAAGCATAAGCTCTTATCATGTGTCTAGTACTGTCACCAAGACCTTGCTGCGCTGTTCTTAAACTGAGCACTGATCTTTGTGTTCGTCTAGCCTCTTGTCCATACCGCCTGAGAGCATTCTTAGCATTGTTAATTGCTTGTATGTCCCCCTTTCGTATAGCCGATTCTAACTGTCCTGCTATAGCTGACGCTCTCCTTGGGTCTGCTCTCGCCACTGCTTCAAAGTTAGCACTACGCTTCATTGCACCAACACCACTTTGCACTCTCGCCTCTAAGGCTATTCTCTTGCTGTATATGGCGTTTAATTTCTTGGAAGCCTCTGCCCTACGTCTGTCCATCTGTAAGGCTTGTGCGGAGGCTCTGGTGGCCCTCTGTGTAGTGTTTGCACTCGTCTGTACCTTCTTTTGGAGAGTTTGGTAGGCGTTAGTAAAATTCTTTATTCCTTGTAGAGCATCCTTATCCTTTAGGACAAACTCTATGAGGAACTTTTCTACATTATTTGCCATCCGATTTCCTCTATTTACTTTCTACTTCTTGATCTTTATGGATAGCGAGATCAAAACCACTTTGTACATCTATATAGTTCTTATAGGTGATAAACTCTGGTAAGGTCATTCCATACTGAAGCTTATCTATTGGTTCCTTACAATGCTTGCTAGCGTATACAGAAAAGAAAAGCCAATCTTCTTCTTCTAAAGGGTCATCTTCCTCTAGCTTTCTGAGGACTCGCTGGAAATATCTACCCCCATCCCCGCTAACATTTTCTTCAATGGGGCTATCAAATCGTTTCCCGTAAAAAAACTTGAGAAGTTCTCCCTTAATGCAAACTCAAGTACAGCTACTAGCTCTCCGAGTTCTCCTTGGAAGTGAGTGTTAATGTCTCGTACTTCTTTACCTTCACACATAACACCTTGCATTAGCGTGTTAATCAAGTTGTCTAAGTCTAAGTCTTCTAACTGTGTGCATAAGGTAAGTGCTAGGTCTGTGAAGTTACGTGGGGGGCCGTTTAAACCATCATCCCGCACTCCGTCAATAGCTCCACCAATAGCGGGTAAGATCACTTTAGAGAGTGTCTTAGCCATACCTACTGCTTTCAATGCTGGCAAGAGAGTTATCTGGTATCGTTTACCATTGATCTCTTTAGATCTAAAAAATTTATTTTGTTCCAAATTTAATACTCCTCCATATTAAATAAAGAAGGGAGCCTGAAGCTCCCTTTTATTATGATAAAATTTCTTGTAATACACGCTCTGAAATTTCTACTGCACCCGCTACCGCATTTGTAATACGAGTAACTTCTCCTGCCGTAGCCACAAAGCCCGGAGGTAGTTCAGAGTAAATCAAACGCTCTGCAAAAAAAGTCCATGTTTTAGGATTCTGGTCACTACCTAAACTAACTTCTGGTGGTGTCATAATATGTACACCTTCTGCAACAGCAATAAAACCACCTGAAGGGTCTACAATAGTCATAGGAGCACGAATAAGCTGTGCACTACCTACATCCTGTCCTGCCTGTACTGCTGCTAGATAACGATGAGTGTTAGAAGTTTGCATAAGCGTAACTTCAATTGTACCTGTCTTATCTGCATTTTTAGTAATACCTACACTACCATCTGCACCTACACTATTAGTTGTGTTTGGGCTGTTTCTGCTTGCGGTAACATAAGTGTCTGGTGCAAAACCGGAGAAGTCAATACCACCCCAGTTAATTGCTGTACTCTCTGGTACAAAATCTCTTAATACTTGTGCCATTTATTTCCCCTTACGCCGCTTGGTCAAAACGGATAGTTAAGATACCGTTAATTGTTACTGCTTCAATAGCTCCAGTAAGCTCTGCTTCAAATCGACCTGATTGGTAGATCCGAGCTTCTAAATCTGCTGTAGGAACTTGATCTCGCATAGGGAAGAACATACGGAAGTTTGGCTCAATAAACTGTCTAGGATTACCTGAGTAACGTGTAAGCACTGCTTTAACTGTGTTGTAGATAGCTGTGATACCTGCATTGTTATAAGGTAATTTACTACCTTTTTGACGGATAAGTAAACCTTGTAGTTCTACGTTAATGTCTTCTTCTAGATTGTCTCTACCACGAATAACGTCAATATTCTCTCCACCTGCTGTAACACCATTGCGAACAATTACTGTGTTAGGGCCAAGGCGTTCAATATATGCTGCACTGCGATCTTCCAAATACCCTTTCTGCGTGGTATTGAGTGGAGTACCTGTAACAGGATCTTGAGAAGCTGCTAGACCAAAGAATCTTAAGTTTGTCCATACAACACTGCCCGGTAAGAAAGGAGCATTATACCCTACATAAGCGCACTCTGGATACTCTGTATCTGCTGCATGGTGGAAGAAACCTTTAGTACGCAAGTAGTTGTTCTCTTTAACTACTGCTAATGCATCTGTAGAGACACCTTCATTATACACTGTCAATGATGTTGCATCACCACTAGAGAAGAAGTACATCTTACGTCTAGCTTCAATCGCTTCTGCATATGCTTCTACATCTGTAGCGTCATGTGTTTCTGCTGTTAAGAAATACCAGTCATTATCTACTTCTTCTACAGCTACTAGGGCTGCTGCTGGAGTTTCTGCTGTACCTACTGCTACGTCACGGTAGGCAATTTTGATTTGTGTAAGGCGTGGGGTGTTAGAGAAGAAACCTTCTGCTGCTTTATAAGCTGCATCTGAGGTTGCCCAATCAGTTGCTACTTCATCAATATTGGAGTAAGCTTTAATTCTAACACCAGAGCCTAATGGGTCTGGATTTGCGTCTGTGTCAACATCTGCAATAAACAAGGCGGTTTTAAAACCTGCGGCTGTGATGCCACTTGTTTGTAATGCAATGAAAACTTCGACTATTGGGCGATAGGCCATTTATGTCTCCTTAAGGGGCTGTAGATCTTGTTTCAAGAGGATCTTCATCATCCTCACTTTCAAATAATTCGCCATCGACAATAATTGTTTCGATAACGCCAGTAGAAGGACAATCTGGCTCGTCTTCTATAAATATGTCAGTTACGCTAAAGTCGATAACTAATCTTGCTACTTCTTCATAATTTGTGTTAAGATAATTAAATGAAAATGAAGGGCTAGAAATAGCTAACAACCCAGCATTTGTTTTTGTATGTAAAAGTGCTCTACCATAATCTCTGAATAAAGTGTCTCTTATTACTTGAGCTATCATTAGAACATTATCATCAACCCCTCCATGTACATCTATGATGTAGGAGGCTTTGTATCTTGTTTCTCTTACCCAGTTGTCTTCTTCATTAAAATATTCTGCGGAAGTGCTTGAGATACCATATTGTCCAGTACCTAAATTATCTACTACAACTAATGGGAAACTTGGTGTTGGGCCTTTTCGTTTAGCTTTAATAACAGGTGATGTAAATAATTGCCTATCGGGGCAACAATCTTTACCAACTAACTCATTAATAGTGTCTATAATCCCTTCTTGTATCTGTTTAAAGTTGATAGCCATTACATCTTATCCCCTCTAACCAGAAACACTTTATAGTTTTTAGACCTATATGCTGGGGTATCCCAATCTTCTACGTCATAAACTTCATACACTACGTTGTCTATAATCGTTTCGTCTGGAAGCCCATTTTCATGGTCATCCGCTGTTTCAAGTTTAGTGGTGGTGTAATAAATTTTAACTTCGCTAGACCGGATACCTTCTGGTAAATCAATTCTCTCTTTACCTTGTTTAAATGGTTGAAGATTACCTTTTGTTGGGATTAATACATCATCCCCGTTTACCCAATCCCCTGTGTCTGTCCAATAACCGGGCTGTCCATCTTGCCAAAACTCAGCATCTACCCAAATCCCGTTATCGTCCCATAACCCATCACCTTCTTTTGCTTTTCTTTTAAAGATAAGGGAGTTTTTTCTTAGCAATCTTGGTATTAATGCCATGTTCCTCCCTTATGTATCAGATGGTGTGAGTGATATTTTCCAAGTCCAAGCTTCTCGTAAATCTCCAGAGTCTTTCAGCGGAGAGTCCTTTCCTTTTATTGCAATAGTTATTGGAGAGTTATTCTGTAAGTAGGTAGTAGACCCAAATATACTTTGAGCTGTAGTGGTTATCTCCATACCCATTTTATGTAAACTATTTGATAAACTTGATTTACCTTCTAAATAGTTTTTTATATCCTGCGCCCAATAAGCTGGGTCTTGTACTTTCATTAATGTTATTTGTCTTACTGGTCTTTTTGGAACACCAAAACCATATTCATGTTGATTCATCAACTCTGCGTAAGTTAATCCGCTTTCTGGGTGTAAACCTGATTCTGGGAAATAGCCCGAAGCTACACTTGCTTTAGTGAGTGATCTTAGTTTTTTCTCTAAGTCCTCTAACATTTTAGTGCTTCTTGTTATTTTTATTTTCATCTTCGGTTTTCTAGAAAATAAGGATTATCTGGGTCAATACCATAATGTTTTAATATAACTGAAAAATCTTCTTTTCTAATACCAATACATTTACTTTCTACACTATCATTAACTCTTTTCATTTCTGATCTTGTAGTTCCACCAAACTTAAACATTCCATTTGTTCTGGAGTAAACTGTATCTTTTTCTAATGCTGCTTTACGTTTAGCGAGATTATTATAAATATCTCCCCAATACACTTCCACGTCACCAGCCTCTTCTCGTACATAGAAAGCAACAATGTTAAGGATATATCCCATTGCTGTTAAAGAAGCTTTTAAGACGTTTGCATTACTTTGTGTTAGCAAGAAAGTTATGTTCTCGTCGGAGATAAAACTTCCATCCATATCCCCAATAAACGCTCTCACTTGGTTAATAGGATCACTTAAATCAATATCTAGCATCTCAGATCCTTTTAAGTAATAAAAGGGAGGATTTCTCCTCCCCAATATTAAGTTCTATATTAAGTGTTACGGTTTAACTTAATGATCGCTTGTGGGCGACGAACCATGTGGATAAAGTTTGATTCTGATTCAAACTCAATATCGTGACCACGTTCATCAGGCCATTCCCAAACATACTGAGATTGTCCCGGAGTGTTCAGATAGCCGAAACGAGTAGGTGGTGCGAAGTAGGATACGAAAGTATCGCGAGTACCGATTGGAACCAAGTAGGCTTCATCTTCTGGTACATATGGAAGGGTGTTACCATCTTCGTCAGTAGTAGTACCACGGTATTCAATAAAGCGTACACCGCCATATTCAAATTCACGATACCAAGCACCTAATGGGCTTTCCAAACGTCTACGCAAAGGCTCTGTACTAGAGGCGTAGTAAGTGTATGCTTCCACTACTTGTGCATGAGAGATCAAAGAAGCGAAGAACTCTGGAGATGCAATAACCACATAATCCATTACTTTCTCGCCAGACTGCATGTTGTCTTGAGACAATGCAATAGCTTCGGCGATTTTAGCACGAACGTCAGTAGTAGTAGTGTCTAACACAAAGTCTACTTCTTCTTGGGTGACATCCATTTCGGTGTACCAGTTTTGCACATCGTTAGTGCCATTAGGGTTATACACATTACCCATCAGGGCTTGCATACGTGCATATTCCATTGTATCTGCCCAAGACATACGCAGACGCTCTAATACGTCAGCACGAGCACGAGCTACAGACATTACACCGTCTTTCTCACCCGGCATACGACGACCTTCAATGTCTTGTGGACGAAGAACATCATCAAATGGGAAATGAGGAATACCTACAGTGTGTAGTTTAGAGTAGTCGCGTTTGTTAAGCTGTTTACGCATACCACGTTTTTGATCTGGGATCAAGGTTAAAGTTTTGCTTGTTTCGTCGAACTGTAATACTTGTTGTGTAGTACTTTGCTCACGGAATAAGCCAAGGTTAGTGATTAAGCCCCATTGATTAGGAATAAGAACCAGCTCTTCCGTATAATCATTGTACTCAAAATTAGTTACTTGTGACATTACTTAATATTCTCCTAAAATGTCTTAAATTGCTTTCGCTACAACGATAGGCGGATTCAATGCTTCAAGACCAGCAATAGCATCTGCTAAAGTCTCTCCATTCAATTCCAAACCAGCGTCTTTAACGGTCATAGGGCCACGCTTCATTACTAACACTTGAGTATCAGTAGTAGCAGGGATTGTGATAGCTTCTGCTACGATAGCAGCTACGGTTTCCGAGCCATCTACAGCGGCAGAGTCCCAGACAGTATATTTACCAGTAGATGTTACTTGGCCTAGTAAAGTACCGTAGGTAAATTCGGCAGCAGCTTGGTTAACAGTAACTACGTCTGTGCTGTAACCAGCAGACTCTAATTCGCTTACTGAAAAAGCAAATACGTCAGAGTATTTTTTTGGTTCATTTGCAATAACAGGCATGTTATTAATTCTCCTAAATTTAAATTATTTTTTGTTACGAGCTTCGATTTCTTGTCTCAAAGCTGCGCGTTGTTTGACAGTCTCCGTTTCTAATTCAGGAGTATCTTCTTCTTCAATTGCCAGAGAATTTGTAGCCATCTCTGTTACTGCTTTGTCAGCTTTAGCTAAAACAGCCATAACAACTTCTTTATCTTCTGTTGACAAGTTGAACAAACTAGCTGCTAATTTAGCAGAGTCATCACCTACGAAAGAGAAGTCAGCTAATTCTTTAGCAAACGAAGCTTGTGCTTCTGCTTTCAAAGAGGCTTCTGCTTTTTCTTTATCGGCTTTAAGGGTAGCTACTTGCTCTTGCAAATCTGCAAGCAATTTAGCTTGATTTTGTGCTTCCATTTCCACTTCTGGAGCAGGAGTATTTAAGTTTTCTGTTGACATTTTTTCCTCTTTCTTCTCTTTATTAAATAGATTTAACGGCATATCTTTTCCTTCGTCTAAGTCTGCCAAGTAGTTTGCAAATTCTTGTCGTTCCATTATTTTGTCGGCAAGACCTAAAGTGATAGCGTTATCAGATGAGAACATTTTTGCTTGAGTATCTTTAACTGCTTGTACGTCGATATTTCTCATACCAGCTACATGCACTGTAAAATCTTCATATAAGGTGTCTACCCTATCTTGGATCTCAGCAATAAAATCTTCTCGCCATTCACCCTCTGAGTCAAAAGGTATTTTGTTATCACCAGCAAACACATAGGTTTGTGAGATACCTTCTTTCTTCATTTTCTCGTTGTTGTTCATTAGTTTAGTAACAACCCCGATACTCCCCACTTCTGCGTAAGGATTAAGTATGATTTCATCTGCCGCTACAGAGAGTCCGTAGGCTGCACTTGCTGAAATCCCATCAACATAAGCAATAAGCTTAATGTTGTTTTCGGTAGCTAAACGTCTAAGTTCTTTGGACGTTTCAAAAGTCCCGTATGCCTCGCCTCCGCCACTATCTACATCTAGCACTACCGTCTGGTAGCCCTCAGATACAGCTTGGTGCATCATACCTATAATACCTTGATACGAAGACATACCACATAAAGCACCAAATAAGGTTTCTTCGTAAGTTAGGACACCTGAAACTGGTATAACTGCTACAGACTTCTCTCCGAGATTATTCTTTTTCTTTTCTCTGTAGAGATCTCTAGCAACAGCTAACTCTTCCTTACTCATCATCCCATTAGGACGTTCATCTAAATAACTCACCACTTCTTCTAAACCAGTAGAGGTAATTAAATGAGGCGTGTTATACACTTTCTTCTTTTCTAATCGGCTCACTTTATGCGCCATTTATTACTCCTCTTAACTAGCATTTTCTGAGTTTCCATCAGAGTTATTTTGTTGGTTTGTCCCTTCTCCAGAAGTGCCATTACCAGTGCCGCTTTTCGATGTCATTACAGACTCTATTAGCTCCATATCACCTTCTTTCTGTGGCTTAACACCAATACTATCTGTCAAGTAATCTTCAATACGTTTAGTAGGTCGAATAGCACCAGAAGTCATAAACCGCTGTACAGCTTTACTAAGCACTTCTAAATCACGTTCTTCTATATCACCGTATTCAAACTTAGCGGAAGTTTTAGAATTGTATTCCCAGCCATTTAAAACATAGATTTGTTTCACTAGGTCATGGTTTAATACACGTTTAATGATCTTCAAGTGATGTTCTACACCCATAGCTAACAAAGTAGTTTTAGATTCTGCTAGAGCGTAAGAGCCTTGCGATTCTGTACCAAGCTTTAATACGTCTGCCAAGAAAGCCATAAGCATTTTATTTTCTAAACGCTTAATAATGTCTTCTGGATCGTATTGCTTACCTGACCCATTAACACCAACAAGCTCAAATGTAAATAGCTCTTTACCTTGTTCATTGTAAGCGATAGGCATACGGACGAAAGCTTGCTCACCCGCGTGTAGCATAGCAGCTTGTCTATCCATCTCTAGGAGAGCTTTCTGTTCTTCACTACCTTCTTCTGAGGCTTTAGCTAAAAACTCAATATCAACTCCTAACTTTGGAACACCCCCCATATCCCGACTAATACCAATCAACTCATAATCTTCTACAGTAGTTTTCTGTTTGTAGGAGATGTAGCATGATTTAAGCGGACTATTACCTTGGGGATTATCTAACTTAGCGTTATACCTGAACAACATAAACTTGGTTCTAGGCACGTCGATAATACTAGGCAAGCCAGCTAGAGTGCCGTTAAAGTCAGAGGATAATCTAGTTAAGTCCTGTCTAAGACCCATCAAATCTCCAGACTTCTTGTCATAAAGCCATTTAGATACTAACGTAGGAGAAACACTTCGGAAGTTCTTAATAGCCAACTTACCTTTGTATTCTCCAGTTTTAACCTTAGTGTATATCTTCTCTACTGGCTGAAAGCCCCACATTATATAAGCTAAAAACTCAATAATGTAATCTTCCCAAGGACGATCCATATTTTCCATAGACCAATTAATAAACTCAGCTCTTTGTTTTTCTTCTTCTGAGCTGGAATCTGGAACAACTACCTTCCATTCACTCCGAGAGACTAAAATTTCCACAAGAGATATAGCTGATGCTATCGTTGGCTCTAAAGCCATTTGCTGATAAACAGGGATACAATGTGGGTATCTTAGTTCTCTTCGTGCTTCCTCATATATTTCCCCACTCCGTATCTTTAAGGAGGGGAGAGTCATAGAAGATAATTTCATTCTCGACGGAGAGGGATTTAGATTTTCGTCAGTGGGGACATTGTACTTATCTACATTGTCTTCTGCCATGTATCTCCTCTCTTTTATTTTGTAGCAAACACACTTTGCTTAATGTTAGATAAATTATTCCTAGAATTTCCTACGTTAAGTGAGAAAGCTGGGAGTACTTTTTGTTTGGATAGGTAGTTAAAGGCTGATGCACAACTATCTGCAAGATCATCTTTACGAGCTGATGTAGAGCGTTCCCCATTAAAAGACTCTAGTTCTTTGTACAGATATTCTAAAGTCTTTCTATCAAAGCTGCTCTCCACTATATGTACTAAACCATTCTCACAAGCTGCGGCAAAGGGGGTGAAACGTGTGAGCTTGCTTTTATTACTTGTATAAGGGTCTTGCTTAACTACAAACCCACCCTCTATAAGCTTTTTAGCACTCTCTCTAAATTCAACTTCCCCTGCTGCTCCTGCATCTTTAGGCATAACAACAATTGTGTCTTCTCCATCCCATTGAGATTGCTTAAGCACGATGCTGTCTCGTTCACCCGCACGTCTTCTAAATCGACCTCTTATTTCAGGGTCTATCTTATCTTTATTCTCAGGGCAGTAGTTACCAAACAGATAGTAAGTGTTATCTATATCTTTGGCTAATCCAATACTCGCTGTAAAGTCGGGGTATCTATTAACCTCTGACGGCTCTGTAGATGCTTTATCCCAAGCTCTAACTTTCTTAGCTTTTAGAGGGATAGTGTCTGCTTTTAACAGCCATTCTCTTTTACAATACCCTTCTGACTCAGGGACAGCATACCAGTTTCCTTCTAGGAGTCTAGCTCGTTCTACGCGAGGTAGAGAGTTAAGCTCTGCTAAGTACTTTGGATTTCTTTTTATAAGCTCTTGATTATGAAATATGTTACCCGCAATAAAGGTGAAAGACTTAGGTCTTATTTTTATCCACTCATTATCATTAGGGTTCCAAACTTTACACTGCTCTGGGTATAGTTCTTCTAACTCTTCCGGCGTATCCGCAAAAACAGGGGAGTCATCTATCAATAGATAGTATCTTAGTATTCCTTGTTTCTCTTTATCTGGAAAACCGTCTTCGTCTAACCACCATTCAACCCAGTTTAGCACCCAACTCTGATTATCGGGGTTACATGTGCCAAAGGCAAAGCCGTCCACCTCTGCATCTGATCTAAGCCTAGATAATATGTAAGTTACTTGAGTTTGGCTGAAGTGGGTCAACTCATCGAATAGAGCCGCCGATAGCTGTCCCCCTTGAAAGGAGTACTTATGTTTTTCGTGTTCTAGATGGTTAAAAGTTAATGTAGACCCTTCTGGGAATACATGCTTTAAGTCTGTATTATTTGTTAGTGGCTTAAAGGGGGCATACATCTTTTTACTTTCTTCCCAGATACCACCTTGTTGTTTTAGTTGTTTAGTGTTTCTGCGGAAAAATGACGCTTGAAAATTAGGGTCTTTTATATAAGGTAAAACCTTCATTAATAATAAATGTGTTTTTCCTGATCCGGCAGCTCCACCATATATAATAAAATCAGCCTTAATATTCATGGCTAACTCTTGGGAGCCTTTTTGTGGCTTAATTACTGTTTTAGTTTTAGCCAAAGACCCTCCTCCAGTTATTTAACTTTAATCTGCTGTTAGTTTAAAGATAGGCTCATCGTCTTCTTCTGTATTAGACTTATTCCCTTTCTTATCTTCTTCCCCATCAGACTTATCAAAATCTAATTTTAAAAGATTTAATTCTAAGTCAACCGCAGTTTTAACAAGTCTTTCCACTTGTGCTGCTGACATTGTTTTGTCTTCATTTTCAATTAATTTTAAAAGTAAGTCTTTAAGGTCTACTAGGTCATATCCGTTCTTTAATGCGCGCTCTAATCTGCCATGTGGCGTATTAGGGTTACGAGTCCCCCTAGGACGCCCATTTTTGTTTGGGCTAGGGCCTCCCTTCTGCCATACTTTCTTTTCAGGCATACTAAATTCCTCTATATTTTTTATGTGTTGGGTTCTTTGTATAGTAGGTTTCATAGAACTTACTGTTTCTACTTCCATTTAATACTCTTACAACATATGCTTTGTTTTTATTTAAAGACAAACAAATATCTTCTATTGTACTACCATCGTTATATTTTGAAAGTATAGTATGCACCCCTACCTCTGTAATCCTTTTTCCAACAAAATTTTGGTTTGTTTCAGAGAACTCTTTACGCTTATCTGTCAAGCTCGGATACTCTGATAATATTCTAGACACAAGCCGCCTATTTATATTTAAGTATTCTGCTATTTCTTTATGCCCTAACTTATCTATATAAGCCATATTAAAAATAGTATCTATATCGTCTTTTGTTAGTCCTAGCTGAGAGAAGTAATCTCGCTTTGGCTTTTCTTTGTGTACATGTGGCTTCTTACGTGTCTGAAATATTGGAGGGTAAGACCTTTCTGAGTAGGTAGTTATTACTTTTGGTATGTAAAAAGCATATTCTCTAAGTATTTTTTCTTTAATGTCAATACAGAAAGTTTCGGTATTCCCTGAAGTGAGCTTTCCAGTGTTTAATAGGTGTTCTCTATTATTAGTCAATATCTCTATTTCTAAATTACTAACAATACTTCCAGTATCTTTTATATAACCTAATAACCTAAAAGATAGTCCTGTCAAATAAATAATTTGGTTTAATCTATTTTCTGGATGTCTATTAGTTATACCTACTTTTAATAGTCTTATATCTTTATTAAAAATCTCTGCTACGTACAAATATCCCTCTTTACTGAGATCAAAACCTCTACTTATAGGTCTACACATCCTGCATGTATCATGCTTATTCTTAAATAGGGTCGCGTAAAGTTGGCTGCTCTCTTCACCACATTTATCACAAACTAACAAAGTTTTAGTGTGCTTTCCCTCATATTTTCCTGAATCTGTTAGCCACTCTTTAAAAGTAAAGCAGGTTTCTTTATTTATTCGGTTTATAGCCTTAAGCTGGAATTTTTCATAGCCTCTAGCTCCTTTATCTTCTAATAAGCAACCACAAGACTTTGTTCTCCCTTTTCTTAGTTCCCCTAGTTCTACTCTGGTCTCTTTTCCGCATATACAATCACAAAACCAGTAGCTTTTTCCTTTAGGGGACTCAGGGTCTAGACTTTTTGCTGTCAACCTACCAAAGACATCACCTATTATGTCTAATCTTTTTATATTTGTTGAATACTCTCTGCCACATTTAGGGCAACCAAACTTACTAAGTAGATGTACATTTGGTTTTTGACTAACTGATCCATGTATCGGGCAGGCAAAAGTTATAGGAGTTTGTCCATCCTTATACTCAATATCTGAATAATCATATCTGTTATTAAATTTCTCCTTCGCCCGAGATATAAAATTTTGCTTATAATTCATTTAGTAAACTCCCTAGTTGTGTGCAACGAGGAATTGTGTAACCTCCACAATAAGAGAGCTTACTAAATAAACCTGTTCCACAATATTTAAGCGGTTGCAACGCTTTTCTATTTATTGGTGGGTTTTGGTGGTAACGATCCACTTGTCATCCATCCTCTCCGTTTTTTGACATCGGTTTTACAGACCGCCGAGAGGGACAAAACCCTTTAAAATCTTCCTGTTCGCTGTCTACAGGTTGTGAATCTTGACCATTACGATCTGGCTACACATGCGCATCGCGTTCCCAAGCTGTGCTACACCCCGTATTTAATTTGTCAGCTAAGGCTTTTACAGCCGTCATAAGTAGGGAAGCTGTTCCCTTATCTTACCGTGAATATAAGTGCCGATTTCCCTTACGTCTAAGGGATGATAGAAGTAATCTTCTCAACGTGCTTTCGCAGAGGTTCGGCTTTTAATCGGGTTCTTTCAAGAGGCGCATAATTTAGAGGCGTTTCTAGATACCCTAGCCCGATAACTGGAGGTTTGTACATAACCTTTACCCAATCAGAGCGGGGAACTCATTTTAATTCTGTTTGAGCCCTTCTGTTTTTAACGTGGGGCGGTTCTACCTCCACATCTTTCAAACACAAAAAGGAGAGGAATTTCTCCCTCTCCCATTCCGCTTATATTTCTTGGAGGAGGAAAGCGGAAACTCTTACTCTACCTACAAATAGAAATTAATGTAGTAAATGTTATGTGTTATTAATACACAGTATTATACCATTGATTATACAATATGTCAACAATTATTTAAAATTAATCTGTCCAGTCATAGTAATACCCCTTCCTAGAACTCTCTGAGAAGCCCTCTGTGACCATCTCATGTTCATAACTATGATCAAGAATACTATATTCAGAAGAGCTTTTAAACCTACACACTGCACAGAAATCTTCTGGTGTACCATCTTCTTTTGTCATTTTTAATGTCCCATATTCTAGGGGACGATTACAACTCCGACATCTCATCTTCTTCACCTTTTTTATTATTTTTATTGTATAGAGGTAAGCTTTGCCACCACCCATGCCTACCATATTGAATGTGTAGTCTTCCTATTTTATGATAAGTATTTGTAACTCCATCATACTTCCCTTTACCATTTATTTTAATAAATCTTTTATCAGATTTATATTTATTCCAGTTTACAAGAAAAAAACTATGTTCCTGCCACCAACATAATATTTGCTCATACTCATCGTCAATTACTTCATAATCTCTTTTGATCGTATTCCAATAAGTTTTAAATAGATTCATTTTTATTCATGCTTTCTTGTTTTTATTTTGGATAGTTTTGATAAGTTTTCTTGAAACTCCGGATATTTTTTATATTTATTAAAATCAACTACAAGCTTCTGCCCCACTACTTCCCCAATCTCAGAAAGCATCTTGGCTTTTTCTTTTGGAGTAGCTTCTACCATCTTACTCAGCTCTTCTAAACTTTTACGTACACTATCTTCGTTAAAAACATCATCCCATCCGTCTTGTTTTGCATAATTCATTATTGCTTCTACTTCTTTGTCAATATTTATTTTCATTGTTTTACTCTTTTTGTACTTCAAAGTATATATTTGTTTCAAAAGGCACTTCACAACCTAGCTGCATGAGATGCCCTAGACTCGACATAAGGCTGTGTAGCTGCCATTGTGAAAACCCTTCTGCATCTGTCTTAGGAGGAACAAACGGCCCTGCTTTTGGGAACCAAGTAAGAAGTTCTTGGTGTTGTCTCTCAAGCTCTTTTAACCCAACTTCTGTTAGTTTTACATAGACCTTATGGTTTACATTAAATTCTTTTTTCATATCTAATCCCAATATCTTTGAATATGTTTAGCTAAATGCTTAAATGCTATTTCTAAATTCTGTTTTGTTATTTTCTCATCATGTGCAAGCATATATTTCATGGAGAAAGGGATGTGCGTCTTTACTGTAAAAGACGTATGAAATAAACAGGCTGGATCTTCTTTCCAATCAAACACATCTAATTTGTCTGAATAAACAGATTCTAACATCAACCTACTCTTGTGAATTAAATCTGCTGTTTCCTCACTACTAGCTAAATGTCCATACTTCCTATTTCCATTCTCCATATCCTCCAGAAGAAAGCACATAGATTCTATGAGATGTTCTTGATCACACCATCTCCAATTCCACAATAATTTTCTTAATACCCAAATGTTACGAAAGAAGTGTTTTACATCTAAATATTTGTAATAAACACTGCTATGTGTGATCCTATACCAAACATTACCCATAAAACCCTCCTTATTTACTCCTGTGAGAAGGATAGAGACACTTTCTCACCTATGGTGTGGCTACCCTACCTGTAAATACTTTTAATGGCTAAAAAGACCCTTGTAGGCTTTCCTACAAAATGTTACCTTCTAAGTCTCTTTGCACATACCCAACTGTTACTCCATCTTCAATTTCCCGATACAACCTGTAAGGTACTACCGAATAACTTAACGGGTAGTAGTGAGAGCCAGTGCCGCTGTTAATTACCAACCTACTTTCCCCATATTCGTAGTCATCATGTTCAACATTATCATAATCATCTACCCAACTGTCAATCTGATCAACTACACGTAAACCATCACAGTCGTATACTTCCAAAATATCAGATGTTTCCATAATTATCATCCCAAACAAAATGTTTTACACAGGTGAACTTCACTTCCATCATTGTACTATCACTGACATTTGGGTTATACGCATTCACTCTGGAATTAAATACATCCTCACTTGGTTCTAGCGGAGAAGCTTGTTTCACTTGCGGAGCAGACAACAACTCCATGTTGTATTTCTGACATAGCACAGTTAAATCTTTTGTAAATTCTTCGTACATATAAATCCTCCTAATTTTTTACAAGTATAACATAAAAATCTAATTGTGTGTATAAATATAACCAACTTAACAGTAAACCCATTTGTAGTTGTTGGTTATCTTGTGGTTCCTATTTGTTTCGCTAACGCAAATCTAAATACATTCACTTGTTGAACTAACAACAAACTTCCAGATCCAATAAAAAAAATATTTCTGTTAATTGAAAACACCTTCCACTTTGGGTTCACGGTGTTTTCCTTATAGAGATTTATTTAATAGTAAACTGTTTAGTAGTATAAATCTACTTATAGTTACTTATAGTTTTTTTTATTATTTATAGTTTATTAGTAGTTTAATAGATCTCTTATAGTTTACTTATAGTATTTATATAGATTTATTTTATAGTAATACTAACTTATAGTATAAATCTATTAATAGATCTACTAATATTTATATTATATAATACTTATAGTTTTTATTATACCACAGATTTTCTATTTGTCAACCCCTAATTACAAATTAATTTAATACCTCCGAAATACCACAATAATGTGAGATAAGTGTTGACATAAAATTTAATTGTGGTATAATGTCTGTAATGTTTATGGAGATGTTATGAATATTAGAGACGAGGTATGTCCGAGATGTAGTAGCTGTGTTATAATCTATTACAGCAGTTTGAACAAGAAAGTGTGTGCAGATTGTAAGCACGAATGGAAATGGGAATTACGAGAGGGGCAACAGCCCATAATTAAATATCAGAGATAGCGAATAGAGGAGTGAAGCATGATGTATTTCAAGATTGATAGTTCGTCCCTGCTTTGGGAGTGTGAGAAAAAACTTGAGAAAGTGAGTAGAAAAGAAGAGATTGATCGTCTAAATGAAATCTTAGAATTAACAGCTCTAGCGAGAGTAAATGTTGTTCATTTCTGTGATTTAGATGAGCATGATTTTCGATTAATCTTTATGGAGCCAGAATGAAGAAGTGGTGGGGTGAGGTTAAGATTACTCTGTGGATACTTGGCTGGTATGTAAAGCTTTGGTGGGAAAGTATTTGTAGTTTTTTATACGAAAATTACAAAAGAAATAAGGGCGCTTATTATGTTCTGTTTTCTATGTTGTCTCTGTTAGTTGCTGTGGTGGCGTTAATTTCAGCTATAGCTATGCGAAACTAAGAATTGAAGGAAAGTAAGGAGAAATAATGTATAAATTTATTGAAGCTAACGTAGAGCAATATATTCAAGAAGTGGCTAAGAAAGGTAAAAAGCAAGTAAAGGTTTTATTCTCTACAGAAAAGAACATCCCTAAGTCTAAAGGGCGTTTTGACTTACACATGGAAGATGGCTCTCAATTTGCCTTTGGTACATGGAGCCAATTTATTACAGTTGTGTATGACTTATCTCGTCAAGGACGTAAGATCCATTTTGGTAAAACATGGGAAGTGTTTAAGAAAAAACATGCTCCAGATATTGATAAAAATATGATGGTGCAATATGAATCTGACGGACGAGAAGATCTAGAATTTAACTTAGATGAAATTAAAGAAAAATCTGTAGATTTAAAAGCTGCTCCGTTTAAAGAGTGGCTTACAATGTACATGGCCCAATTCCCTGAGTTGGAATATGAAGTGGACGAATACAAGGGCGTAGCAAAACTAATTAAAGATATTGAGGCTATTCTAGACAATAGAGATCTTCCTCCTAAGTTTGTTGTAGAAGTGTTAGAGGCTCTTGAAGACGAGTTAGTACCTTATGAAACACACATCTTTCCAGTGCCAACTACTGTAGAGCAATATATTCAGAGAGTTTATGGATCTCAGAAAGAAAGCTAAAGGGCAGGAGTGCCAGATTAGGATTCCCGGAGTGTGTAACCGTAACCCGGATACCGTTGTTCTAGCCCACTACCGTCTTATGGGATATTGTGGAGAGAGGCTTAAGCCAGATGACTTTATCTTTGGGGCTTGGGGGTGTAGTAGTTGTCATGACCTCTGTGATGGACGAACTAAATCAAAAGAGTTTACTAGAGATGAAATAAGGCTTGCTCACGCAGAGGGGGTGATGAGAACACAAGCGGCTTTATTTGAACTTGGCTGTGTAGGAAAAAATAATTAATATTTTATGTAAAAAGCCTTGCAAATATAAGAAAATGTGGTATAATATGTCTTAGTGTGGAGAGGTGGGGAAAGCAGACCCACTGATACATCCTAATCGTCAAATGGGTTAGACCGACAGTGCGGCGAAATCCATATCGAGGAGTCCCTTTAAACACTTAGGTGGAATACACTCTGAATGTCTCTGGTGCAAGTCCAGAATACGAAAGTATGGCGTAGTCAGGGACTCAGGATGCGACTGACGAAATAGCTGGAGTAGCGTTCAGCCTCCCCACTAACAATTTAAACCGGACAATTAACCGGCAAAACTACTATGTGATCTCTTAATAAGATTTTGAAAAATATAAAGTAAACTAGGTGTTTAAAGCGGCCTAAAAAGAGGCCAAAATTATGACATAAAGATCATAAAAGCTAAATATGACGTGTAAGTAATAAGATGGCAAGCCTCTGGGAGACTGCTAAGATTAGTCTAAGAAACTTCTCTTCCCCTCCAAAGCTCAAATTGCAAACGAGAATATGTCGCTGGTGCATATAAAACGTAAAACTCTGATAATGATCTGACAGGTTCATCTTTTCTAGCCAGCATTTATTCGCATGGCGATTGGTATCTATATATTCTGATAAGACGACTATAGATTAAACGGCGGCGAACCGCAACGCCAGTCTCCAGCCGAATAGATATTTAAACCACCAAGGAGATAAAATGGCTAAAAAGCAGTATGAAAACTATAACAGTGGCTATGTACCCTACCGTAAAAAAGATGAAACCTTAGAGAAATACCAAGAGCGTAGAGCTAACCAGGAAATGTTAATCAAAGTGTATTTACAGCTAGGTAATGTTTTATGGGATAGTAAGAAACAAGGAACTTACATTAAGGCTAAACACGGCCCTATTGGAGTGTAAAATGAACTATGAAAGTAGTCCGCAGTTTGTTAAGAATTTAATAAACTACACGATTGACATTGAAGGGGATTATTCTGATGACCCTCTTGATCGAGGCGGTAAGACAAAGTATGGTATTACTGAAGCTGTAGCAAGAGCTTATGGCTATACAGGAAATATGGCTGACTTGCCTATTAATATTGCTAGAGACATTTTTGCTAAAAATTATTACTATAAACCAAGAATTGACCTTATTAACATTGAATCCACTTTAATTGCAGAGGAAGTGTTTGATACAGCAGTTAATATGGGGACAGGTAGGGCAATAGGCTGGCTACAAGAGTGCTTAAACGTCTTAAATGATAATCAAAGGCTTTACCCCGATATTAAAGAAGACGGGGTTATGGGGCCAAACACACAAGCTACGCTTCGTAAATACCTTTCCATTCGTAAGTTTGAGGGAGAGCAAGTACTTTATAAAGCTCTTAACTGTTTACAAGGTGAATACTACATCCGTATAGCACAGGGTAGGAAAACTGATCAACGATTTTTATATGGTTGGTTAGCTAATAGAGTTGTACTTAAGTAAGGGAGAATAATGCCTAGAAGAAACCGGAAATCAAATAACAATAATAAATTCTCTGAAGAAAGGACGTTGGCTCCGATAGTGCCAAAAACTAAAAACCAAGAGAGATATATAGATTTTCTAAAAACACATCAAGTAGTAATAGCAGAAGGTTCAGCCGGATCAGGAAAAACATTTATTGCTGCTGCTCATGCTGCTGATAGAATTAGGCATAATAAGATTGATAAAATCATCGTGGCTAGGCCCTATGTACAAACGGGTCGGCACAGTGGTAGTAAGCCGGGAACGTCTTTAGAAAAACTTTATCCCTATGTAAGAAATATCCTAGACGTTGTACAAGATCGTTTAGGTTTTAATGTCTTCCATAATCTTCTTAAAGATGGACTACGTGGCAGGATTGAGGTTCAAGAAGTAGAATCTATTCGGGGGCGTTCTTTTGACCTACCTAGTATCCTAATCATTGAAGAGGCCCAACAAACTACCCCAGAAGAAATGGAAAGTATTGTTACTCGTATCGGCGAAGATTGTCAGCTTATCATAACTGGTGATCCCTTACAAAAAGACATAAAAGGGCTGAGTGGGTTAGAGTGGTTGTCTTCTTTTGTAGAAAGACATAACATAGAAGTTGGGCATGTTAAGTTTCTTCCTGAAGACTGTGTAAGAAGTGGTTTTGTAGGGCAAGTACTTCGTGGATTAGATAAAGATAGAACTAAATAAACTCTTGGAGGAGGAAAGCTATTGTTTGAGGAAGAGATGTCATCATTTCCTATGATGCAAAATAAAAGGATTAATAAATCCCCTTATGGGTTTGTATATGATATTGACTATGTAGGAGGAATTAAATCTCCCGATCATTATCTAGAAGACTTCCATATTTATCGCAATGCTGGGCCACAGGATGTCATAAAAATACACATCAATTCCTTTGGCGGGGAAGTTTCAACACTAATACAGCTAATAAATTTAATTAGAACCTGTCAAGCACAAATTATAACTTTTTTAGAGGGGGATGCACATTCCGCTGATAGTATGTTATTCTTACAAGGAGACCAGTTTGTTGTAGGGGAACATGCAGCTATGCTTATCCATGAATCTTCAGGAGGTAACTGGGACTACCAGAGTAAATCTAAGAAGTATCACGAATTCTCTTCTCAACATATGGATCAAATATTTAGAAGTTACTACAAAGACTTTCTAACAGAGGAAGAGATGAATGATGTATTGGCAGGACAAGACTTGTGGCTAGGAGCTGAAGAAATTACACGTAGGTTAGAGATTAAATGTGAATCAGAAAAAGATACGTCTATGGACGAGGGATTTGCAGAAGAGATGCTAAAATGGAAAAAGAAAAACCTCCAAGCAGCATGTAAAGAAGAAGGTATAGAGTACACCTCTAGAGACACAAAAGAGCAGCTCGTAGAAAAACTATTAAAATAACTGTTGACAAAACACTCAAATCCATATATCATACCTACTAAGTGGGAGTGGTGTATGGATTTTTTATTGAGGAGAATATATGAATCAGCAGTGGATAGAGAAGAGATTAAGAAATACTTTTGAAGACCTATACGATATTTTAGGACAGTCTGGAGCTATTCTAGCTGGAGGGGCATTAACAAGTCTGTACTCCAATAAAGAAATTAATGATTATGATATTTACTTTCCTAGTGAAGAAAGTATGATGGAATTATTAGAGGAAATTAAAGGGGATTTTAGTTTTATAGTTGTAGGAAGAACCAAGAAAAGTATTTTGCTACGAAGTGGAGAAAAACTAATTCAATTGATTTGTAATAAATATTACTCCACGGTAGAAGAGATATTTAATAACTTTGATTTTTATATTAATATGGCAGCGTTTGAGTTTAAAACTGGAGAACTAAAACTTCATGATAAATTCTTAGTTAACTTAGCTTCTCGTAATTTAGATTTTAATATTAATACTCTTTACCCCATTATTACAGCGTTAAGGGTAAATAAATATCTAGATAGAGGGTACACGATCTCTAAGAAAGATTTTCTGAGAATAATGCTATGTGTAAACAAACTTCAGATAGAAAGCTGGGAAGATTTGAAAGATCATTTATCTGGTTTGTATGGAGAGCAGCTAGAGAAAAGTATATTAACAACGGATAAAGAGTTTAGTATTGACAATGCTTTAGAAATATTAGAGGCTCTAGATTCTAATGTTCACACAAAACAATTCTCTAATCTGGATATAGGAGAGTTATTACTTTTATTTAGTCTTGAGAAAAAGTGGAAAGGTGAATACGTTTGGAAATTCGTAAACAAGAGTGGATGTTCTCCATATGCTTACTATGCTGAAATTAACTATGAAGTGGGGACGATTGTAAATGGTGGGGAGAATGGTATATACTGTCATTGTCTACCAGATGAAAAACAGTTCCGCTACAGAAGCAGTTCATGCACTGACGTAGTGGTTTTAAAAAAAGTAGATGGGTCTGTTATGAGGTATACCGAAGGAGAAACTATAGTAGAAGGAGATTGGCTAGTTTACTCAAAACACACTGTAGAAGACTTCAAAGACAGAATTAAGGATAGTGAGTTTAGTAAGCTGTTTTATAAAGATGATCAAACAGGGGTACAGTAATGGCTTATGTAAGATGGAGTAGCGTAGTTGGGGGAGCAAAAAACTGGTTTGACATTTGGGAGGAAGACCAGAATAAAGATGGGAAACTTACATTAAAAGATCTTAGAGAGTTAGAGCTTAACCAAGAAGGAGCTTACACCAGTGATTGGTATATCTTCTGGCATGAAGATTATGAAGGTCAAAAGGAACCACTACTAGCTTGCTGGAACTGCCATTGTGAGGGGAATCCAACGCTGGATAAGGAACAAGTAGAATACTTGTTAGAAAATAAAAATTATACAGAGTACTTTGGTGATAAAGTTACACAAATACCTTTACTAGAGAGTAAGATGCTTTCATGGTTAGAAGATATTAAGGAGAACAAATGAATTTATTTTATAGTAATAAACAACTAGACACTGTTGTAGAATACATTAATAGAAATAATGTTATGTTGGAAGAACCTATCTCAAAGGAGGATGTTATTGAGTCTATGGTGAAAGGAGCCTCTAATGAACTTCTAAATGGTCTTAACTCCGTCTATGCAGGGATTATGTTCCAATATAGTGACATTGATGATGGAATGTTTGTAGTGATGTGGGTGATGCCAGAATATTATGATCCAGAAACTAATTTAGATGTTAAAGGGATTGACATTACCAAAGAGGTGGAGAAAGCTTTATCTCAATTATCTGGTGTTCTTGAGGAAGAGTTAGATAGATTTATATCTACTATTGAGGAAGATGAAGATCCTAGAGTGACACATTATTCGGATAAGGTGCATTGATGAACAATAGTATTTTAATCAACCAAGATAGTGGCAATACAGAATGGTATACTCCATCTGAGATTATTGAGGCTGCTAGGAAAACTATGGGAATTATTACTTTAGACCCATTTAGTAGTGTAAAAGCTAACGAGACAGTTAAGGCTTCCATATTTATGGATGAATATGATGACCCATTAAACAAAGATTGGAAAGGTAATGTGTGGATGAACCACCCTTTTTCCAGAGAGATGAATAAGCTTTGTATAAATAAATTAGTAAATGAATATAAGGAACGTAGAGTAAAGCAAGCATGTTGTATAACATTTGCAGCAACAAGTGAGACTTGGTTTAGACCCCTATTAGAATACCCGCAGTGTTTCTTGCATGGAAGAACTAACTATTACCTTCCTGATGGGACTAAAAAGAAAGGTGTGACTAAAGGTTCAGTTGTTACCTACTTAGGAAACGATAAAGAATCTTTTTATGAAGCTTTCAAAGGTCTTGGAACAATTAAGGTTAAGTATTAGGAGAAGTTATGACATATGAAAAATGGGAAGATGTGCCAGAATGGTTACAAGAAATTATTAGTGGTCAAGTTGCCTCAGCCTATTATCAAGAAGAGGCCATAGTGACATTAGCAACGCACAGAGGGAGGCAGGAAAGAATCCCTATTGACCTGTACACTTCAGCAGTACATTTATATGAACAAAGAACCCTTAACATGGTGACACCAGAGGAATGGGATATAGTAGGAAAACCATATTATTCTGAACCTACTAATATCAATAATTCTAATGTGAAGGTAGGTAGTGCTAACATAGGACAAACACAAGTTACCGTAGGAGAGACTTGGTTTTTGAAGTACCCAAATAACAACTCTTTATCTAAAGTAGAGGTAACATTAGTGACCCCCTGTGTAGTAGGGTTAAAGGAGGTTGGGTTGCCTAGAGATAATTATTGGGCTAGAAAAGACATCGAGTTTGTGGAGAAGGTAGGATGAAAGAATATAAATATAAAAGCCCGGAAGAAAGTGGATATAAGAAGGTAAAAGTAGATAAGCAAGCTTGGAACAAGCACTTCAAGTATGATGGATATAAATTTACTTGGAAACAATCTTTAGAGGTGTACCACCATCCCGAAAAAGGGTTTATTGTTGAGCGTTATCACAGGTTATGGCAAAAAGTTTTATTAGTGTTAACCTACCCTTTAGCTGTATTGGTGTATGGTTTTGCTAATTATAAAGAAGTAAACATGGATACTAAAAAAGCATTAAAACAAAAGAAATATGGAGGCTTCGTTAGAGATTGTGTCTACTCCAGTTCAGATATTTATGAAGGTCTTGTTAAAACTATCAAGTAATAAAAAAGCCCCAACCAAAAAGGAAGGGGCTTATATTTATATCAAATATTTCTTGACTTTCTTAACGGTTACAGATGTACATAGTAACTTCAAAGCCGAAACGCATATCTGAATATTCTGGTGTTACCCAATTCTGTGTAAACATAATTAATTCTCCTATAAAGGATCGAGGAAGAACAATTTCTTCTCTCATTTCCTATAACATATTATACCATGAGAATTGATTATCTCTATCAGAACAAATCTTTTAATTAATAAGGGTTTTCCTTGGAAAGCTCTAAACAGGAGGCAAAAATGAATAAGAAGTTTTTAGATAACATATATAAAGTGAAACAAGATTGGGTTATTAAATGGGAGAAGGAAAATAAAATTAATATTTTTCCTAGCGAGGAAGCTGCTACCCATAATCAGGAAATGAGAGATCTCTTAGAAGACATAGTGACAGACTTAGATGATCTAATTGATTTATATATTACTAGAGAGCGTTTTTAAGCCTCTAAAATACCTCTAACGTATGGTAGCCTATCTTTTAAGAGAAGTAGGCTAATTTCCCCTTTGTAGGCTCTTTAAACATAATAAAAACCCCAATTAAGGGGTTTCTTTTATTCTAAGCTATATTAACTCTTGTAATACCCCAACACACGTTTAAATGCTTCCACATCTTCTTCCCATTCTTCTGAGAATCTATCTTTAGACAATTCAATATCCCCTAAAGCATTCTCCAGCTCTTCTATCATAATCACATCTATTTGATCATTAGTAAGCTCTAATGTAATTTTCATTTAGTTTCCTCCCACTTCTCTCCAAACACTTGGTCATAAGTCCATTGATGCCAGTAGAATAAAGCTTTCTTAGTGGTGTACCAAGCACTAAAACTTGGGTACATCTTATCCATATACTCATCACAAGACCTAGAAGCTGAAAGAGGGTCTACATCTAGTCCGTCAAATGCGTCATCAATATATTTACTTACAGATTTATACACCTTTTCCATGTGTACCCAAGATAAGTGCATAACCCAGACCCACCTGAAAAATAATAAAACAAATAAAATTGCTGCTATACTCATCTATCTCTCCTTATTTTGGGTAATAATACCAAGGGCAAGTAGCATAAAGAACCTCTAAATCTTTTGCAAGAACATTTAAAAATGTGTTCCACTCTAAATCTTCTTCAAAATCTTCATCTATTGCATAAGCTCCCTCACGCTCTAATTCAATAATTAGGGAAGGCATTTCTGTAACTTCCCAGTTTGTAAGCCTATACTTATCACCAGATATTTTATTATTCTCTAAATAATCTTTTATAACATCTGTTACAGTAGAGTCATTGTAAACCTTTTCTGTAACCATTACTTCTTTTTCTGTAAAGTATTTTGTTTCTCTTAATACATTCATTTAATAACTCCTATTTATATTTATACCAAGCATTTGTGTTCATATACACCCAGCTACGTTTCAGGTTTCTAATTCTATATGATGTGCCATCCCCTAAGGGATATTTCACCTTATCCCCTAGTTTAATGGAAGGAGCACAATTACACAAGTAGTAATGTCCACAAGAGTAGGTTAAATGGTAGCTATCACTTTGCCTTTTAAATGGGAACCTAAATCCACTTACTTCAGTATTCATTATCCTTCCTCCACAGCTAAGAGGGCGTCTTTGAACTCTTGGGAGCAAGCAAAAAGAAACTTCCCATTATCCCAAACTGTCCAAAAATAGTCTTCTCCCTCTCTTACAACAATCCACCCATCTTTAAGATCATCCATTATTATATTCCTTTGGAGGAGTCCACCCTAGCTTAATTAAAGCTTCTCGTACCCCTTTATCTTTTAAATTCATAATCTCCCTAGTGACAACACTCATAGTATCATCAAGTAGGTTAGTACTCATAAGGAGGTCTTGCTCAATCCTATCTTCAAACACTCTTGTATCAATTTGGTATTTCATTTAATCCTCCCGTTTCCAAATAACATCATATTTAGGAAGCACTTTAGATAACTTTTGTATTGATGGATAATACTCTTCACCATTATATAGAAAGAAAACTCCCCCGCCATTCATAACTACCATACAATTAGCTGGAGGTAGATAAGGTTTCCCTCTCTTTTCAGGATCAAAGTGATCGTTTGGATACATTATTTTAAATTTCTTTTTCATTAGTCTTCTCCTAATATCTCTTGTAAATTATAAATTTCTTGAGCTATCCTATCACATGTGTTCTGAATTTCCAAGCAATATATTTCATGTTCTTCATTTATTTGTAGCCCAGAGCCATTCCCTGTTGTATACATATCTTTAATATTTGCATAAGCGATATTATCAGAATCTATATTCACCATATCTTGATGTACTGTTATTTTCATGCTTTTTCTCCAATAGAATTAATATAATTTACTTCTTGCTCTGTAAGACTTACATACTCACTATTAGGATCTATATTTTTTAGACTTGGAGGACGAGTATAAACTAGTACTTGAAGATGAGGAGAGCCTATTGGGGATACAATACGGTCGTGGTTAACTACCTCTAAACTATCTTTATTATCTAAGTAGTATTCATAGTTACAGGTATTAAAGCCTCTAGGTAAAGCACGCCAGTATGCGTGAGTTAGATTTACTCCATAATCTTTGTAAATACTAAGTGTTCTCATCATCTTATCAAATATAAAAATGGCTTGCTTATAATCTGGCTCAGGAATGCTTTTAAGCTTATCTAAAATATCTTGGGTTTTATAGATGTTATTCATACTCACCCCTCTCAATTCTGTTTAAGATATATTTATAGAAATCTTCTCCTGCCTCAGTAAGAGAATTACCCTCCCAATAATGGTGTCTATCATGTAACTCTTGTAAGTGTGTCCAAAACTCTGTGTTAGATAAACCTCTATATTCAGGTCGCAGAATACTCATTCCTTGTTCTACAAACAAATCATGAGCTGTTATGTTCATATCACCAAAGATTTCTGGATTATGTAAACATCTTCCTACAGCACACATCTTACCCTCTGTAAAATATTGACAATTTCTATCATGATCCAAAGCTCTAGGATGTGTCTTATAGTATTCTACAGTTTCATCTAATACGTTTTTATATGTTTTCATCTACTTATCCTCCGGTGCAGCTAAGTATGCTTCCTCAAACCAGTGAAATTCTTTTCCTGAGTATAGCTGGTACATTTTAACATAATATATTTCTAACCACACCATCCTACCATCTTCTATTGGCACAGGAAACCAAGCAAATTTCTTTTTGTAGGGCAGGTTAGAATATTTATTCCAATCGTCTTCCGTCTTTTGTGTATTAGTTTTACCAAATATCATATTATCTCCTAAATTAATCGTAACCATCTGACCAAGACTTTTGTAGCTCTTCCCTACGTTCTAGTCTTTTCTCTGCCAAGTATAAAGCTTCTCTTATCTCTTGTCCAGAGAAATCTCCTAATAACTGCTCTAAGTGTTTAGATAAGTTATGAAAGTGGTGGTCAATCATATAACGTCTAAGTAAATCTTTATCATTGTACATAGGTAGCTCCTCAAAATCTACTAAACGAATAGTATCTTTCACTTTGGTTTAAATAATTCATATTAAAATATCCTTCTTTATCATCTTTAATGAAATTATATTCTTCCTCCGTTAAGGTGATCTTAATGTTTGGAGGTGTTCTATGTAACAATATTTCTAATTTTGAGATCCAAGGATGTTTATGTGCAACACTTGGCATAGACATAATAAAGTAAATATCTGTAGTATAGGAAGAATACATAAAAGTAGTTTTAGTCGTTATCCATTTAAAACTTATTGGTTTTTCCTCTTCTGGAGTAAAACTATTATGCCATCTTACAAAAGAATCATAATCACTTGCCTCTTCCCGCTTTATATAACAAGAGCTAGGAAGCATACGTTGGTAATACTTCATCCTAGCATTAACATCATAATCATCATTATATTTATTCTTAATAGCATCGTTCTTAAATCTATCAAAGATGAATAGAGCATAACGCTCATTCTCTTTAAGCCAAGCCCTTTGCTTATCTTGTATCTCAGCTAATTCTTCCTTACAGAAGACAATCCTCTTTTTAATAAGATCTATAACATTGTTTGAATCAAAATGTAATTCCATTATTTGTCCCCCTTATAAGGTATAACATCCATACTTAATAATTCAATATCTTCAGGGTAAAAATAACTCCCTGAAGAATATCTAGGTACTAGCTCATAAACACCGTCTTTTAAGGAGGATAAATTACTATTAAAATAGGAGAGTGTTTCTTCCACCCCAATCATACTAATTTCATCCTTTAACCAATCAACACCATACCCGATGCACTTACGTTTAAGGACATTAACATCTTTTCTGATGGACATTCCTCTAGCTGTAGGGAAATAGCTTGTTTGTATTTTCACCACCGCCCTAAAGTTATCCTCTGGTTTTGTGGGTAAAGAAAAATCTATCATCACAATCTCCTATATAAAAACATGAAGCTATATTAACACAAATAGAATATATGTCAAGATATTTCTTCTAGTCCCATTATAGGGACGATAAGCCCCAAATTAGGCTCTAAAATATCTAATAAGTACATTGGTAGCCTATAATACAAAATATCCTCTCTATAAGCTCTACAGGCTTATTAACATACAGCTCTAATACATAACTCTCCTAAAATAACCCATTGTGCTCTCTAGAATACATTCTAAAATATCTAGATGGAAATATCTTTATTGTATTGCCCTTTTAGATCCCCAAATATCTTTAGTGTTTCTATAAATACTGAATCCATTGAAAGAGCTGTTTGACACACTACCCCACTCATCCCCCAAATCTTTTTATAAAATTAAAATATTTGGCATAAACATTGCATAATGTTCTCTCTTTGTTCTCATTAATTTATTTAATATTATTCTAATGTTCCACGTGAAACCTTTTAATATTAATTTAATAAGGCTTCTAATGGCAGACTATTATTAGTTTAATATTAATTAAAGTCTGCCCTATGGGACACATGTTTAATATTAAATAAATTAGTTTTAATACTAACGTATTATGTGTGTCATTATGATACATGTGTCATTTTGGCACATAGGTTGTATATTGGTATGATTTGTGCTTAACACATCTCACTATTACCATAGTTCTATGATGTTTCGCATTAAGGGGTATTAGTGTATATATTTATGCGCTATCATTAAGCCTTGAAGCCTTGTTTTAGCTGTTATCTCTTAGCGGTAGCATATAGGATAGCGCACATACAAGAAAGCCGCTTAATAGCGGCTTATAGAAGGTATTAGAATATTATAGTATTAGATAATAACAGAAGTTAAAAACAGGAGTTATTTTTATTTCTGATATATTTTTGATTACTTCAAGCTTTCTTTAAATGCTTGTAATGCTTTATAACAATTAATACACATCTCTTCTGGACATACACTGATAAGATGGTCAAAGCGTTTAAGGTCATAGCTATCTGCTAACCTTTGCCCGTTAGATGGTTTGAAGTCATTATGCTGAATTAACCCACATACCGTTTTATCATCAAAGAATCTTAGCTTAGTTTTAATAACAGGATGCTGTACAAATCTTTTTAGATGAAATTTAGTAGTCATGATGAAAGCCTTTCTGTTAGTGATGGCTTATTATAGGCACACTAATAAAATTAATACAAGCAATTTGTTAATTATTTTACATCACTGTTTTAAGATTAATTTGTACAAAGTCCACTGCCTGATCCCCGTCTTCAAGGTAATCAAAGATTATGAATTGATTATTGATCTTTGTATACCCTAAAACAGATATATTGATCCCTTCTGGAATGTTAGCCTTTTCTTTTATCTTATTTAATAACCATTCTGATATATACATGTTATTGATCCTCTTTCATTGCTTCTAAATCCTGTATAGTTCTATATTGTTTACTAAGGGATTCAAGCTCTATTAATGTTTCCTTATCAATACCCTTATAATCTTTAACATTATTTCTGAGCTTGTTAGCATTCAAATTTAGTACAAAACCTAAGTCGGCAGATATACTACTAAATGCAATTCTATGGATATAATTTGTAGCATCATAATCTTTTAATAACTGGTTTGCTTGTTTTATTAAATCCATATCATTGATCCTTAATAAGCTTGTGGAATTAATAGATAAGACAATTGATCGTCGAGATCAGAGCTATCGTCATCACTGAATAATTCTTGATCTACAATACTCTGATCGTTCATCATCTCTTTTAGTTCTTGCCATTGTTGATCATTCATTGATGGATCTCCTGTTAAGTAAAATACTTGTCTATTAAACTTTCTTTAACTGTTTTATTAATTGCTGGAGTTAGATGCCACATTTTATAATAGGTTTCTCTTTCCTGTATTGTACAGTATTTTGTTGTCTTTAGTGTAGGATTTAAACCACCAGAATAATCTAATTCAAACAAATCATTACCTTTAGAAATTATCACTTGTATATAACTATCATCATAAAGCTTTAATACTACTTTATACGAAGGATCATCAAAAGAGGAAAGAAGATCCTCAAATTCTGTTGTATGTAATTTAGCCATTACTTAGATCCTTTATATTGTAAACATATGTCTTCACTGGCTGTAAGACTGTGAAGCATCATGCAAGCGTCATACTTGCTCACTTTCTCAGCTTCAAGCTGTTTTAATTCATTAGCTGATAGATAGCTTAATCCAAGGCCAAAGAATGTACAAATTAATAATAGTTTCATTTTCTTGATCTCTTTCTGGTGAATTAAATAATTCTATTTAGGAGTATTCTCTCATAGCTAATTATTGATTGCAAGCGTTAATGTTAAAATAACTCATTATTTCTTACAGCGACATTATCAAAGCCAACGTAATCATTATCATCAATATATGAGAATATATCTTCCCAGTTTTCTGCGTAGCTAGTGAGTAAATCACTTAATAATGATCCGTTAATATCAATCTTTAATTCATCACGATCCCAAAACCCAGCACCGTGACCATTTCGAGTTAATGCAAAGTCATGGCCTAATCTTTGATCACTATATTGATCTGGTAATGCTTTGATCCAATGTTCCGGCAAATTATCAATAAAATCTGTACAAGCTATTTCCATTTCCTTGTAATTCTGAGGATCGGTTTCATAATCTTCTAAACCTTCAATAGTATATTCATCAAATTCATAATTTGAAGACCATTTAAGGCAAAGGTCAAAACCTTTTGTCATTTCTTCTATATCTATTTTTCTCATGATCTTACCCTCTTTGATTTAATTCAAGTAATTCTTTTTCAATTTCTAGTTGGGCTAAAGCAAAATCCCTTGCTGTGATTTCCCACTTAGATGCAACAGGTTCATTATTGCTCTTTATTACACATATAAAGTATTTAGTACCATCATCAGGATCAATCCCTATAGTAACTAAAAGGTTTAGTTTATTTGCTAACTTTAACAGCTCTTTGCTAATATTCATGATCATACCCTTTAATAAATAATTTTAAATACTGGCTGGTTATCGTTCCATTGTTTCCCACGGGCATTTTGTCTAACTTGCCGTTGCTGTTTTAATGCTTTTCTTTCTTGCTTGTTTAAATGATCTTTTTTCATTGTCTTAAATCCTTATATAGTAAATTCTAATTTTTCAAGTTGTTTTAGTACACTTTCTATTTCCGGTAATTCTTCAGGGTAATACTTTAAGTTATTTAGAAGCCTAACACAAAAATTTAAATCATTAACTAATGCCTTACAAGCATAAAAATGTAATATGTTTGATTTATCCAAATCTTTTAATAATAATTTAGCGGCTTCAATTGGTTTCATATCATATACCTTTAAAGTAATTGAATATCTTTCTTACTGATTCGGATCATTTTTGATCCTATGGGTAACAATACAGGGTAGATCGGCCTTTGTCTAGCTATTTCTAACAAATCTTTTAAGGCATCTATTTGTTTATTATTTAGATCATGTAAGTCTACCTGACACTGAATAATAGTGAGTTCCTGATCTTGTTGGTTGTATTCTTGTTTAAACATTGTTATTCGCTCCGATCTTTGGTACACGATAACCATTAAACAATTGATTTAACTTAGTTCCACAAAGGTTCCACCAATTATCAAGGATTTTATCCTCTTGTCGTTCTGTTGGGTTCTCAGGAAGTGATCCGATCTTCTTTGCATACTGTAAGATGTCGTAATTCATAAACAGTATATCTATTCCACTAGGTAAACCTTGCAACCATTCAACTATTGCTCTTTGTTGTCCAACACGATCAACATGCCACTTTTGTGTTGCATAAAAATCAGCTTTCAATAATTCGATCTTTTCTTCTGTTGTCGCATCTTCTTTACCTAGATAATCAGCGTCGATTCCATTGATCAACATCGTTTTAATTTCAATATCTAATTCTGTTTTGTTCATGGTTTCACCTATTTATAAAAGACTATTAATTATTCACTATCATTTTCTAACTGTTCGATCTCATCTTCCAGATCGCTGATCTCTTCCTCAAGGTTTCCGATCTGATCTTCTAACTCTGAGATCTCCGCCTCTAGATCTTGATAGGCTTGATCGTCACTAACATCTAAGCTATCAATATAATCATTCAAACCGCAACGATACATTGTGGGATCAAATTCTAATATTAAGCGGCTTGCACTGATTGAGATAGGTAAAGCGTTGCACACTTCTGAGTATAGATCATCCAACATTTCACAATATTGATCTTCGTAGCTGTCAGGATCAAGCTCAAAGTTATTTAAATCTGCTTGAAGACGCTCAAGATCTTGATTAAGCTTATATAGCTCTTTTTCATTAACTGCCAAGTCATTTTTTAATTCTGCTAGTGTTATCATTTTCTTACCCTTTTAATTTGTTAGCTGAATATTTCAGCGTATGGACATTATTGATCAGGTGATTATTGTTTGTCAATAC